GGCGGCTTTGCGCGCCCGAGGTTGGTAGTGGGGAAATTGCAGAAGGGTGCAACAATTTTCTCTTTGTTGCGCAACATGAAACGGCAAATCGGTATCGGGAGCGTGGGGTAAATGCCACGGCTCAGCATCACCGATATCGCGAAACACGCCGGGGTGAACAAGTCTACCGTGTCGCGCCAGGTGGCCGCTTATGGGCTGCGAGGGGCGGACGGCAAGGTTGATTTGGATTCCTACCTTGCGCTTCGCGAATCGGGCCTTGATCCGCTGCTGCAAACCACAGGTCGCGCCGCGCAGTCCGCTGGCGATGCCGAATCTGGCCTTGCGGCGGAACGGCTTCGCAAGATGGCCGCTGATGCTCAGCTTGCGGAATTGGAGCTCGGTCGCCAGCAGGGCAAGTTACTCGAAGCGGCGCGCGTAGAGGCCGAGCAAGAAGACATGGCGCGCAAGCTGCGCGATCGGCTGCTGCAGATCCCGCAGGAAGTGGCGGCGGATTGCGCCAGGCTGGGTGATGAGCTCGCCATTCAGGCCACGATCACACAAGCCCTACGCCGGGCCTTGGATGGGCTGGCGGACAAATTGAGTGCGGCAGATGTTCCAAGCGCTGCCTGATGCTGGCCCGGTGTTTCGCCGGGCTTGGGCGCGGGGCTTGGCTTCTCCGCCGGAACGGCTGGTTTCGGCTTGGGCCGATGCGGAACGTGTGCTGGGCCCAGAAGAAGGGCCTTTCCCGGGCCGCTGGCGCACTGACCGCGTGCCTTATCTGCGCGATGTGATGGATGCCCTAAGCCTGGCGCATCCGGCGCGGCGCGTGACGCTGATGGCGTCCGCCCAGGTTGGTAAAACAATGGCGCTGCTGAACCTGGCGGGCCAGATCATCGCGGAAACGCCGACCACGGTTCTTTGGGTTTTGCCTTCATTGGATGAAGCGCAGAAGTTCAACCGCGACAAGCTGGAACCGATGCTGGCGAATTCCCCGGCGGTGTCGGCCAAGGTGCGGGCGTTGGTGAGCCGGGATGAAACCGGCAGCACCACCAAGCGAAAGATTTTTGCCGGCGGGAACATTGACCTGACGGGGGCGAATTCCTCCAAGGGCCTGCAGATGGTCACCAAGCGGGTGATCCTGCTGGATGAAGTCTCAGAATTTCCGATGGATGTGGATGGGCGCGGCGATCCGGTTTCCATGGCCGAAGCCCGCGCCATGGCATGGACGGGGCGGGAGAAAATCGCCGCGGCATCCACGCCCGGCATCAAGGGCCAGTGCCGCATATCGGCGCGGTTCGAAGATGGCAGCCAAGGCCGGTTCCATGTGGCCTGCCCCGATTGCGGCACCGAGCAGCCCTTGGTTTTTGAGAATTTGCGCTGGCCAAAAGGTGAACCAAGCGCGGCGCTGTATCATTGCTCTGGTTGCGGCACTGGCATCGAGCATCGCGCCAAGGCTGGCATGCTGGCCGCTGGTAAATGGGTGCATGAACGGCCTGAACTTCTGGTTCATCACGCAAGCTTCGCGCTGAATGCGCTGTATTCGCCTTTTGTGTCTTGGGCCTGGGTCGCGGAACAGCGCGAACGCAGCCAGGATGATCCGCTGCTGGATAAGGTGTTCACTCAGCAGGTTTTGGGCCTGCCGTATGAGCCGCGCTACGATTTGCCGAGCCATGAATTGCTGTGGCGGCGGCGCGAACCCTATCCGCCGCGCCGCATTCCGCCCGGCGTGTTGTTCCTAACCGGCGCGGTTGACGTGCAAGGTGATCGCCTGGAATGGGGCGTGTATGGCTGGGATCGCCATCTGTCTTCCTGGTGGATAGATGGCGGCATTCTGGAAGGTGACCCGGCGCTTGATCCGGTGTGGTTGGCCCTGGATGAAGTAGTCTGCAAAACCTACCGCGATGCCTGGGGACGCGAATGGGCGCCGATCTGCTACGGGATTGACTCTGGCTATCTGCCCCAACGGGTTTATGGCTATGCCCGCCGGCACGCCGCGCGGCGCGATCCGCGCATCATGGCGCTGGATGGTCGGGCGAAGTGGGGTGAACCGCCGCTTGGTATGCCGAAGCCGCAAGATGTGGATTACAACGGCAAGAAAATTGGATCGGTCCTGCTTTGGCCGGTTGGTACCTGGGATTTGAAGACGGAAGTGGCAGCGGCGCTCAGGCTCACGGAAATGGGGCCTGACGCTACCGGCGCCTGGCCAAAGGGCGCGGCGCATTTTCCGCAAGCCCTGGACCTTGGGTTTTTTGAACAGATCACCGCCGAAGCCTGTGTGGAAATCGGCAACCGGGCGGGCTTCACCAGGCGCGAATGGCGCAAGGTGCGGCCCCGTAACGAGCAATGGGATATCGCCGTTTATGCCCGCGCCTTGGCCCGGCATGAAACCGCGAACCTGACTGATGCGCATTGGGAAAAGCTGATCGCGGAACGCGTTGGCAGGCCCGAAGATGCGCAAGCTGATATGGCCGCCCTTTGGCAGCCCGATTTGAAGACGATGGCCGCTGTAGAACCAGCGCCGCCTCCACCACCAAAACCCGTCCCGCCCCTCAAAAGCGGCGGCTGGTTTGAAAGACGTGAAAGCTGGATCTGATGGCAACGCAGGCTGATGTGGACGCGTTGGTCGCGGCAATCGCGTCCAACGTGTCTGAAGTGCGCTTTTCGGATGGCCGATCGGTGAAATACCGCACCATCGGCGAAATGCGGGATGCGCTTGCCATTCTGCGCCAGGAAATCACGACGGTGCCCTTCAACCGCACCACCTTGACCAGTTTCAGCAGGGAATGAACGATATGTGGATCGAACGCGCCTTGGCCGGGATCGCCCCAGGCTGGGCGCTTTCGCGCATGCGCGCTCGTTTGGCTTTTGATGCGCTGAACGCCCGATATGATGGCGCGCGCGTGACGCGCCGCACGCGCAACTGGCTGCCCAGTTATTCGGATGCTCAGACCGAAGTGGCTGATGATTTGAAAATGCTGCGCAGCCGGTCCCGAGATTTAACGCGAAATAATGCCTGGGCATCGGCGGCGCTGGATATGCTGATCGCTTATCAGGTTGGCTATGGCATCACGCCGCGTTCCGATATTCGGAATGGCGACAACAACAAGGTTGATAGCCTGTTTGGTGAATGGGCCAAGCGCGCAGATGCGCATAATATCCTGGACTTCTGGGGTATCCAGGAGCAGGCGGCACGCGCCCGGGTTGAAGCGGGCGAAGTGCTAATCCTGATGTTGCGGCTATCACCGGCAGAAGCGCGGCGCCGCGGCTTGAAGGTGCCTCTGGTGCTTCAGGTGCTAGAGGCCGATTTGCTGGATGAAACCTTCAACAGTGACCGCCTGGACAATGGCAATATCATCCGCAGTGGCATTGAATTCGATGGCCAGCAGCGGCCAGTGGCCTACCACCTGTTCGAGCGCCATCCTGGTGCGCTTGCTGGTATGGCTCAAACCGTTTTTGACCGTCAGCCCGATAATCTGGCGGGCCTGGCCTTTTACGCCAAGCGCCGGCGCGTGCCGGCCGAAAACATTATCCATTTGTTCCGCGCGCAACGTCCCGGCCAAGTGCGCGGTGTGCCAGTGCCTTCGCCTGTGATCGGCAGGCTGCGCGAGCTTGACGAATTGGAAGATGCAGCACTGCAACAGGCCAAGATTCAAGCCTGCCTTGCGGCCTTTGTGACCTCCGCCGCTCCGCCCGCCGCGGGGCCGTTGGAAGGCAAGGATGGCGCGGGCGATGCGGTGAAAAGCTTCAGCCCTGGGATGGTGGAGCGCCTGGCACCTGGTGAAGAAGTCAGCTTCACGCAGCCAAGCGGGGCGGGCAGTTTTGATGGGCTTTCGCGTCATCAACTGCACGCCATCGCGGCGGCTTATGGCCTGACCTATGACTTGCTGACGGGTGATCTTTCCGGCGCGAATTATTCCAGTCTGCGGGCTGGACGCATTGCTTTCAAGCGTCGGCTCGAACAAGACCAGTGGCTGATGCTGATTCCGCTTTTGTGTGAGCGTGTTTGGCGTGCCTGGGTTCAGGCAGCCGTGGCGGCTGAGGTTTTGCCGGAAGCCCTTGATCATGATTACCCGGTAGCCTGGGCCCCGCCGCCGTTTGAATTTGTCGATCCGCTGAAGGATGCGCTGGCGACCAAAGCTATGATCCGCATGGGCCTGAAGACCTGGGCGCAGGCCGTTTCCGAACAAGGTTATGATCCTGAGCGCCAAGCGGAAGAAATCAAAGACAACAACAAAATGCTGGATTCACGCGGCATCATTCTGGATGTGGACCCGCGCCGCGCCAATGCGACCGGCAGCGCGCAAGACGCGGCGCAAAATGCCGCCATTGAAATCGCCGCCACGGGCTTAGCCTAAGCCAAAAGGAACAGATGATGGATATTGAAATGCGCGCGGGCACCGCAGCGGAGCCGATCACGCTTGCGCTGATGGGCGAAGTGGGGTGGGAAATTACCGCAAAGGAGGTCGCGTTGGCGCTCAAGGGTGTGCCAAAAGAAGCGCCGCTTACCATCACGATCAATTCATACGGCGGCGATGCCTTGGCCGGCGTGGCAGTGCATAACATCCTGGCGCGCCATGAAGGAAAGAAGCGTGTGGTGATTGATGGCATCGCGGCCAGTGCCGCCAGCCTGATCGCCATGGCGGGTGATGAAATCATCATGCCGGATAACACCTTCATGATGATCCACGAAGCCTGGGGCGTCACATGGGGCGATTCAGAGTCCATGCGCCAGCAAGCCGATGTGCTGGACAAGATCAGTGGCGCCTATCGCCGCACCTATGCCGCGCGCAGCGGCCAGACGGAAGAAGCC